TATGATATGATTTTACACTTACAAATGTATTATTTTTAAAATCTATTTCTTTTTCTATCATTAAATCATCGTCCATAAAAATCCCACCATTTAAATATAACCAATAATATCTAAAAATATCTGCTTTATGTTGTCCTTTTGTTAATGATTTAATATGATTTATTATATTAGGAAATTCTTCTAGTTGATTATCTTGTATATATTTATACATATTTTTATCATTAAACCAATAATAACTATAGCCGTTTAGAATAGTTTTAATTCTATTTACAATGTCACTATTAACAGGATTCACTTTTGTTACTTGTAAAATATTTTTTGAAATAGTTGGTATATATGTATCATTTTTTTGAAATATATAAAAATGACATTCTATATTTCCTTTTATTCTTTCTATTAAATTAAATGTAGTATAATTATCAAAAATATATTCAATAAACTCACGTTTTTTAACATGAGTTGCTTGATCATAATTAATATTTGGTGCATAAATAATAACATATTTATTGCTCATTGAAAACAAATTATTCATATATTCCTCATATACACTATCTTCAATCAAATGGTAAATTACATCACAACTTAATACCAACTCTCCTTTTAATTTATTATCTATATTATCAACATGAATAAATGACTTTGTTTTGTCATTTTTAAATTGTTCTTTACATTTAGATATAATAAATTCACTTACATCTATTCCAGTATATTTCAAGTTTTCAGTATTAATTAATTTTAATTGATTACCATCTCCAACACCATAATCTACTATTGATTTGATTTTATTTTCCTTTATAAAATTATTTATTATATCTCCCGAGTTAAACATTATATGATAAATTTATATATGATATATTTATTTATATATTTATATATTTATATATTTGATTATATAATTATATAATTATAACATCAAAACTATCTTTTTAATGGGTATATTTCTTCCGTCATAAGTTAATCCATTACCGAAATAATGTAAAATTCTAATTTTCTCTTTATGGGAGTGATAATTGGGCACCGTGAGCTGAAACTACTATTTTTATGGGTTTGGATTCAGGCAGTGGCTTTGGAATAGGGTGTCGTTTGCACGACTGGAAATTTTTTTGCGACGCTCCAGGCCGCCACTGCCCCACTAAGTTTACTTTTTCTTTTTACGCGTTTTTTGTTTGATTCGTGGTGAATATTTAAAGAACCACTTTTTAAATTCTTTTGAAGTCTTGTTTTTACTATACTTTTTGTATTTAGACGTTCTTTCTTTCAATACATCTTCTTTGTCTTCTTGTTTTCCGTAACAAGGCAAATTAAATCGTTTCAGTTTTTCTGGTATGGCAGAAATGTGTTCGTATTGTTCAATAATCTCTTTATAATGAGAGACTACATATTGTAATTTGTCAATAACTTCCTTTATCATATTTCTCTTTAATGGAATATCATTGATCAATAAAAGAGTGAAATATAAATTCAATAATGTGTCAATATTTCCAACCCGTATTTCACGTTTCTTGTGCTTGACAATGTTATATGAAAGACAAGAATTAGTCGCAAAGATAATTCCCACTACTTCTCCTTTATAGTATAAATAACAATAGTTCCCGACAAATTTATAGACTGATTTGATTTTCTTAATTTCTAATCCTTCAATATTTTTGTCTTTTAATTCTCTGATAGCTTTAGGTAAATTATCCGTGTAAACAATAAAAATATCGGTAAAATCTTTTTTGTATTTCAATCCGATCTTCATATATTTATGCATAAGACGGATTGTAATATCAAAATTACAGAAAACCATATTTTTTTTACGAAAATGGTCAAATAATTGTTGATAGACTTCTTTCATTTCAATCTTTGTCAAGTCTAGTTTTTCTTCATAATACGTTTTAAGCTTGTTTTTTGATAAAATTGGAAAGTAATTGTTTAATATGCGTAGACGAGAGTATATTTTTTCCCATCTGGAAATATCGCCTAATGGGCGAGCAAGTTCTTGGTGTAAACTCATTCGCAAAAATTCGGGTGGTGTGTACATGACCTTGTCTTTTTGAATATTATTTTTTAATAAATATTCGTAGAACTTTTTGTCTATTTGTGTAATATCAGCAATAGCTACAAAGTTTACAAAAACTTTATAAGTTCCATAAATAAATGCATTTTTGCTTTCTATATTATGCACATTTTCTTTTGTAAAAAGATTTGCTAATTCTTTGGCATCTTCTATTGCGTTTGGTGAAAAAAAGTCGTAATCAGGTATGTCTGTTTCATAATTATAGAATTGCTGTTCTTTAGGCAATATATCATTGATAGCAGTTCCTCCATAACAAACTAGTTTTTTATCTATAATAAATTGACGAACAATGTTAAGTATTTTGTCATTAACATGACGTTTTTTTTGTATTTTTTTACGCTCTAAATCATTCGATTTGATAGATTGATTCAAATAATCTGAGTTCATTAATTAATATAACAACAGAAATTAAAGAAGCGTTTTTGTAATTGAAAAGTTTATTGCATCAGACTGTTTAACGGAATCACTACATTCTATTTCACTTTTATCATTAAGTTTACAAAAATGATTTTCTGAAGCATTACTCATTTTAAAAGTGTCCGCACCAGTTCGTGTAAAATTAAAATAACTTTTATTACTTGGAGCATTCAAATCACAATAAATAAGATTATTATCAAGTTCGCAAATTTGCCCTTGAATACTTGTTTTTAAATAATAGTTATTCACATTATCTGGACTCTGATAAATATTGAACAAGTTATAATTATTTTCTGATATATCCTCACAAATAACGGGGTCTGATTCGTTTGCAGATGAGTCATAACAATGTCTTGTGTCTGTCATTATTTTGTATGTCATACTAGGAATAAAAAATGATTCACTTGAATTACCTAATGTATTAAGTAATATATCAGGTTTTTTTATCATCGGTGAAGTTACACTTTGTGACGATGAACCGATTTGTGAAATAAAGAAATCATTGTACAAATTTAACATAGAATCATACCGTTGAAAATTCATACACATAAATTGAACACCATTAGTAGCCGCATTTGAAAAGTCATAATTATTATTCTTTATGTAACCAATTTCAGGAAGAGATGCTACCATTTTGCGTTTCGTTAGACTTCTAAATGAGACAAAATTATCTTCAGCTAATTCGTTGGAACGTACAATAACAAGGCTTTGTTCGCTTGTTGATAACAAATCAGTAATTTGATTTAGTCTACTCAATTTGAAATTTTCACTAGTGCTACTGTTGTCATTTAATGTAATAAATATAAAAACCTTCTTTTGACAAGATTCTATTGGTAAATTTGCAATAATTTGTTCTCGCGAATCATCATAATCTTTGTAAAAGACTCTCTGATTTTTTGTAAATAAATTTCTATCAAATTCTTTTATTAATATATCGTGAATTTTGTTGTAAAATGTTCTTTTATTTTCTGATTTTTCATCTATAAGAGAAGAAGCACAATTGAGTCTAAAATGGAGAAATAAAGGAAAATCATTCAATTTCCCATAGTCTACGTTATTCAAAAATTTTCTTCTAATGTGTTTCATGGAATCTTGAAAATCTATATGATTATATGCAGTTTTCTGAAAATGATTATTATTCCAGTTAGCAGAAATAATTGGAAGATTATTTAAAGAAAATACTTGCATATCCAAAAATCTGACACCAGAATCAGCACAATTATTAACCGCACATTTATCAATAAAATCGTTTTTGAAATTTCCACTACTAAAACAATTATATGCACTTTTAAAATAAAAATCTTTTAATTTGCAATTGTAGTTATTTGAAGTTCCGGTCTTGAAATAGTTCGCGTTTCTCAATTCATTAAATGAATAAAATGTAAATTCTTGCTTATTTTCTTTAATAATTTCGCAATTTTTTTTTCGTAATTTAACTTTTCCTGAAATGTATAATATAAAGACAAACACTAAAAATGAAAACACAATAATTGGAGAGTGTTTTTGTAAAAATTCTTGCATACTTAAAATATATGTATAAATAAAAAATTAAAATAAATATCCTATAATATTAATAATAAATAATGCCAGGTGGATTGTTAAATTTAATAGCATATGGAAATCAAAATATAATATTAAATGGTAATCCAAAAAAGACATTTTTTAAAAGCGTTTATGTGAAATATACAAATTTTGGTATTCAAAAATTTAGATTAGACTATAAAGGAACGCGCGACATTAATCCGACCAATGATTCTGTATATATATTTAAAATACCAAGAAATGCTGAGTTATTATTAGATTCTTATTTGTGCTTTACATTACCAGATATTTGGAGTCCAATATGGGCACCAACTGAAGTCGGAGATTTGTGGAAACCATACCATTTCAAATGGATTAATAACATAGGAACATCATTAATCAAAACTGTAAAAGTAATGATTGGGTCGCAATTAATTCAAGAATATCCAGGAGAATATATTCGGTGTGTCGCGGAACGTGACTACAGTGAAGATAAAAAAAAAATGTTTGATGTGATGACTGGTAATATTGAAGAATTACACAGTCCAGAGCGTTATAATAGCGATTTTGTTAATAATTATCCTAATGCCATTTATAGAGACGCAGATCAAGAACCTTCTATCAGGGGACGAAAAATATACGTACCTCTTAATCCTTGGTTTATGAACAATACACAAATGTCATTGCCTTTAGTCGCTTTACAATACAATGAGGTTACAATTGAAATAACTCTTAAACCAATAAAAGAAATGTTTACAATCAATAATATTGAAAATCCTGATTTAACAACAACATATTCAAACAAAGTGGAGAACTTATTTACTAGAATACAACCTAATTTTAGTAATGATAAACATTTGCTTTACCGATATCTTCAACCACCGCCTTCAATAGATTTAAGTAAAGAAAATTATGTCAATCAAATTACAAACTGGAATGCAGACGTTCATTTGATATCAAATTATTGTTTTTTAACGAAAGAAGAAAGCAGAGTTTTTGCCTTAAATGAACAAAAATATTTGATAAAAGATGTAAAATATGATATCTATTATAATATAGCTGGTGCAAGCAAAGTAAAAACTGATACAAACGCACTTGTTTCTTCATGGATGTGGTTTTACCGAAGAAGCGATGCTTTTGAGCGAAATGAGTGGAGTAATTATACAAATTGGCAAACAATTGAAAAACCTTATAAGTTATTATCATCAGATGAAATTGGCGAAACAGCTTATATTACTGGATATAGTGAGCCGGTTTCTCCGTCCGAAAATGTTAATTATCATGAAGGAACTGCTACTGAAATAGAATATGTGAATAATTTATTTAATCCTGTATTTTCACAACAAAATCAAAAATATATACTTCAAAATTTTGCAATTATATTCGATGGAAAATATCGTGAAACAAATATGGAGGCGGGGGTCTATAATTATTTAGAACCATATAGGGCGTCTAAAATGAGCAATGATATAGGATTATATTGTTATAATTTTGGAACTGATACTACTGATACATATCAACCAAACGGAGCAATAAATCTTAGTCGCTTTAAAAAAATAGAGTTTGAAATTACAACAATAGAACCACCAATAGACCCATCATCAACATTTACTACAATTTGTGATACAAATGGGGAAATTATAGGCGTATCTAAAGATCAATCACAATATTTATACACATATGAAATGCACTTATTCGAAGAACGATATAATATTTTAAGATTCATATCAGGAAATGGCGGATTATTATATGCAAGGTAGTATAAATAATATAAAATAATATTATATTTTAATATGATTGATAATTTTAATCAAAAAAAATTTGATGATATTACAACGGAACTTTCAAAAAAAATAAAGAAAGAAAAAAAGTCTGGCAGTATGACGTTAACAGATCTTGAAAATATAATTGATGAGATTTTAAATGACGAAGAAATGGTGAAAAAATATAATAGAACCGATATTGTTAAGTATACAAAACTAATAACCGATGAAATAAATAGAAATGAATTTGATCTTTCTTATTTAAAATCTAGGTTTAAAAGCATTAGCGAACATCACAAAATACATTTACTTGTAAGTAAAGAATATAGAAAAAAAAAAAAAAGAAGTCTTTTTGCTAACATAAATCCAAATTTTTTAATAAAAAATTTGTCATCAGCGGCGATGATTCTATCAAAAGATTTAGTATTACTATTTTTTACTATATGCATAGTTGCTCATTTGCGCATGCGTTCTTTTATTAGTAGTTGTTACTTATATCCGAGCAATCCGCTACGATTTCCATATGCATTTTATAACTTTGAGAAAAAAGAACAACACAATGTCTTAAGTATTCAAAATTTTCAAACAGACAGTGACATAGAGCCAGTATTTGATAATATAAAAATATATCACGACAATTTGGAAAAAAATAAAAGAATTAACAAGATGTGTGGTGGCACAGATGAAGATGAAGGTACAGATGAATCTAATAACAATTCTTTATTAGATGCGGCAGCATCAATATTGTTCGGAGAAAAAAAAGAAGAAGAAAACTCTTTTAATGGACCGTTTCCAGCAACCGCAAAAAGGATTATTCAGGAATTAAACGGAACTACACACTCAGAAAAGATGGAGAGGCTGAATGGTTCTGCAAAGGCGTTTATGGAAGAGCATCGCGAAAAGTGTAAAGATGAGTTGAGCTTGTATTCATTGGTTACATATATTATGTTTTACAATTCTTTCAAAAATAACGAATTTATTGCTAATTTACATAATGGTTTCTTTAAAGGCATTACTTCTTCCGGGTCAAAATTATCATTTGGAATAATGGTTATTTTTCTTTATAGCATATTCAAAACTAATATTAATATTGCAGAAGATTTTGTAAACAATATTCTTAACAATTATGCTAATACATATAAGGGCGGTGGAAAAATGCACGAAATTTTTACCGGAATAGTTTCTTCTATTTTTGCACCTTTTATTACATTTTCCCTTTTATTACTTATTATTATATATCCAATCTCTTTATTCAATTGTTTGAAGTCTTATTTTAACTATATTGGTTTAACAAATCAGATTATAACTAAATTGGTGTGTTTATTTGGTATTATTTATACGCTTGGAGCACTTGTTGCTTATGCAACAATGACTATAGCCGCACTTTTCCCAGGATTTATGAAATATATTAAACGTCAATTAAGCGGTAAATCTAAAAGTGGTAGTATTCGTAAAACAGGAAAATCAGGAGGTGCTGCTGCTGCTGCTGCTGGTGGTGGTGGTGGTGGAACTAAGAAGAAGAAAAAGAAGAAGAAGAAAAATAAAAAGAAGAAAGGCGGAGGAACTAAGAAGAAGAGAAAGAATAAAAAGAAAAATAAAAAGAAGAAAAGGGAAGGATTTGCAGATAAGAGGTGTAACCAAAAAGTCGGATTTTTTGACAATTTTAATATAGCCAAACTATTTGGGGTAGCTTTTTTGACCATTATAGGAATTATTATATTCTTGCCAGTTATTATGCCATTTCTTTGTTCGTTTATGTCAATTTTTGGCATTGCATTTTCTTTAAGTTTTGAAAGTATCAAATACATGAAAGATAACATGTGTTTTATAAAGGATTATTCGTCTATTATCAAACTTCTTGTCTCAATGATATTAATTCATCACATGATGAATCGTTATTCTTATGGTTCTCGGCGAAATAAATGGATAGAAATATCGGTCTATCTGTTAATTCTAATTATGTATATTGTAATGGAAGTGATTTACAAACCAACTAATAATTATTTTAAAGAACTGAATTGTGATAATTAATAAGTTTAATAGATAATATAAAAGACTTTTCTTATTTTAATTAAATGGGTAAAAATAAGAAACGTACTAAACAGAACGCAGGAAATAATTTACCAAATGTATCAATTTGTACCCCAACATTTAACAGAAGACCCTTCTTTGAAGGACTATTAAAATGTGTGCAGGCTCAAGATTATCCTCATAATAAAATAGAATGGATTATTGTTGATGATGGAACAGATAAAGTAGAAGACATTTTTCAAGACGAAAAGACAAAATCTATGCTAGGAGATATAACGGTGAGATATTTTTATTACGAAGAAAAAATGGATCTAGGAAAAAAACGCAACTTAATGCATGAAAAATGTACTTTTAAAAATGATGAAGATATTATAGTCTATATGGATGATGACGACTATTACCCACCTGAAAGAGTAAGTCATAGTGTAAGAAAACTTACACAAAACAAAAAAACTCTTTGTGGTGGGAGCAGTGAATTGTTTTTATGGTTTAATGTTTTGGATAAAATGTATAAGTTTGGACCCTATGGTCCGAATCATGCCACTGCTGGAACATTTTCATTTAAGCGCAAATTATTGAAAGATTCTTCTTATGAAGACAATGCTGTATTGGCCGAAGAAAAGCATTTTTTAAAAGATTATACGATTCCTTTTGTACAGTTCGACACATTCAAAACTATTTTAGTAGTCTCTCATGAACAAAATACATTTGATAAAAAGAAGCTTATCAGTGCCAATAATAAATTTGTAAAAGAAAGTTCAGTTGAGATAAAAAAATTTATTCAAGATAAAGAACTAAGAACATTTTATGGAAGTAAAATAAATGAACTTTTAAAAGATTATGAACCAGGAGATGTAAAAAACAAACCCAAGGTTTTAGAAGAAATTGCACGAAGAGAAGAAGAGCGAAAAAAACTACTAGAAAACGCACAAAAAGAACAAGATAATAAAAAATCAGGTATTCATATCAGGGACACTAGCGACCCAAATAATTTGAAAACTAAAGAACTAACTTTATTAGAATTAAAACAATACTTAATTTCAAAGACAAATGAATGTAAGTATTTACACGGTGAATGTAAAAAATTACAACAACAAAATATTACATTGCTTACAAAGCAACAAGAATACCAAAATATAGTCAATGCATACAAAAAATTAAAAGAAGAAAATGATATGTTAAAAGAAGAAAATGATATGTTAAATGAAAAATTAAAAGATTCAAATATTTCTTAAATTATTAATAATGGAGATAATATATATATATGAAAATTGTAAGTAAAATCCGTAATCCATACTTGTCTCGTACATCAGATTGCGGAGAGTTCAAACTAAATCACACCTTTGAAGAACGCTGCAAAGAATCAACAAAAATTATTACTAAATATCCAGAAAGAATTCCTGTTATTGTAGAAAAACAAGAAACATCTGACGTCGTTGACTTAGATAAAAATAAATATTTAGTTCCGTGGGACTTAACGGTTGGTCAATTTGTATATGTTATAAGAAAACGGATGAAACTACCTCCAGAAAAAGCAATATTTATTTTCGTGAACAACCAAATTCCAATGCAATCTATGTGTATGTCAAACGTTTATGATGAAGAAAAGGACCGTGATGGTTTCCTTTATATAAAATATGCAGGTGAAAATACATTTGGTTGACAAATATATTTATCACAATAATATTTTTTCTAATCGTTTTTGTTCATTGAGTGGTAATTTTTCTTTATATTTACCTTTTATAATATTATGAATGAGTTCTATTTTTTGACAATTGAATTTGTTACACATATTAATAATAAAATTAAGGTTTGAATATTCATTGCTATATTTTGTTAATATTTTTGTAAAAACAATATCACACTCTATTTTTGAATCCCATTTTTTTTCAAAAAATTTTATATAATTATTAATAACTTTCAAAAAAAATGTCATTTCTCCAAACTGCCATAATTGACGCTGAAAAGAAATGCGATCATAGTAGTCACCTTTAACAAAGTTGCAGAGAAAAGTATAATAATATTGTGGATCTTGAATTGCATAAAATATAATATTTTCGTGATAGACAAGTGATATAATTGTCTTTTCGCAAATTTTAAAATAATCCACATTATTTTTTGTGAGAAGGTCTTTACAAGTGTCTTTAATATTCTTATCAACTTCTGTATATGAATCTTTATTTTCTAAGTTATGTACGTAGTCGACAAGATTAACGAGTTCAACCACCTTTTTATCGTAAAAATTAATACCAATAAATATAAATTTAACAGAATTGGTATGTTTATTATTTTTGTTCTCTTTTTTTAAATATTTTGTAATGATGCCAAGAATTTTTTTATCATTATTTTGAAGAGAATCGATATTATCTATCACAATAACTCTTTCATTTTTATTCAAGGACATCATATTAAAAATATTTTGGTTTTTTAAAAGATCTAAAAATTCTGATTCGTTTTTAATATTCTGAATTGAGCAATACTGATATTCATAGTTATTATTTTTTAAATAATTTATTGTATTCGTTGTCTTCCCACTATTTGTCTTTCCGTGGATATAAATAGTATTGTATTTTGATATAAAATCCATTTATATAAATAAAAATCAATTATTTATATAAAATTTAAAATAAAAATATAATTAAAGATTTGTGGTATGACATATTAAAGAATTATTTGTTAATCCATCCCAGTCAACATTACAATTTTGTGCCCATTTTTTCTTAGCACAAGCCCCACTTGTTAAACCAATTCCCGGCATATTATAACTTGCGTCCCCAAAATCCTCCTGTTGACAATCACTTGTTATTTCAGAACTTGTATTAATACAACTTGTAGAATCAGTATTAAAATCATATGCCATTGTATAACCATCTGGACATTTTGATATATTTGGAGGAAACTGTACATCTTTTGAAGAATTTATTAATAGGCTTCCAATCAAAGCTAAACTAATTGTTAATATTACAAGAGCGACCATACAAACAGTTTTGTAAAAGTTCATTATAAATTAATAATAATATTATATATATTGTATATAATAAATATGAACAATTATGCAAGAAATGATTTTGACGAAAATTATCAACAAAATGATACATTTAAAGATGCATCAGTAGGGCGAATTGATTTGTCTCCTAATGAAAATGGAACGCCATTTTTTGTTCAAGACAAAATAGACAAAAATGAAAAAACAAATTATTCAAACGCAATGCAAGGATTAACAGAAAATTCATTGCTATCAATTACATTTTTCTCAATGGACAACATAGAAATTATTCAAAATTCTTTGCGGTCTCAAATATACGAACTTACAAAACAAAAATATAAAATTGACATACAAGATACAGACCAATTAAAAATTATAATGAGGTCTGTATTTTTACAATATTCTTTGTATCATAATGATAATATTGAAGGACAAGTAAATGATTTAAATAAAATAGTTTTAAACTATGCTGTTCCACAAGTTTATGGTGAATTAATGAGCTATATTAAATATAAGAAGGATATTTCTAGTCCACCTTCTTTAATGCAGCTACCAAAATCATTAACAATTGATAAAACAATGGAGCTAAAGAATTTCTTCTAATTCATTTCTTGTTCTAGTGCATCTAACTCTTCTTGATAGATTTGTGTTATAGTTTTTCCCAAGAATTCCTTAAGCTTTTCGTTAATTCTATTATGTTCATTTTTCAGTTTTTCAACATTTTCTTCGTTAAGCGAATCCATAGGCATTTTGGTCAAATAAGTATAACTATTTTCGTGTTTATCGTATTCTTTACTCTGTAACAGTTTTGAAATTTCACTTGATTTTTTCCTTCGGAGATCAATAGTATCTTCTAGAATTTCGCTAATAAACTTGTATTTATTAGAACACACTTTTAACTCTTCTTCCATTTTCTTGGTTTGATATTCTTTTCTAATGTTGTAATACTTTATTCTGGTTTCAACAAAATCTTCTATAATTTCGTATGCACTTACATAGTGTTTGAGTTTTTCATTTTCATCAAACAAATACATATTTGTTAGCGAAAGATTGGTTGTTAATTTGAATTTCTGACAAATATTATGCAAAGATTGTTTATTGTCCAAGTTAACATCATTATTGAACTTGAGCGTGATGTTAATAACTTTGTCGGTTGACAAATCTTTGTAATCTTTTAGACCATATTTTTTTTCTTCTAAGCATTTTTCCAAGAAAACAATATATGGTTCATTCCAAGTTCCTATTGGAAGTTCAGTAATTGTAATTGTATCATTTTTCACAATAATATTACCATTGGTTGCATATTTCATATCGTCTACTTGCTCTATTGCGCCTTTAAAATCTCTATAATATGGTTTGAGCGTTATATTATTTTCTGTGATTCCTTTCAAATAATTTTTAATATACTGAATAATTTCAATTGGATTAAAACAAGGAATATTAGTAGAGAAGCCCGTGCCAATACCAATCGCACCGTTTACCAAGACCATCGGTATAATTGGAACATAGAATATCGGTTCAACCGGCAAACCATCATCATCCAAATAATTTAAAATTGGGTCATCTTCTACCCGGAAAATAGACCGTGAAACATTTGCGAGTTTTGTGAAGATATACCTCTCGGATGCGTGATCTTTACCGCCTTGAAGGCGAGTCCCAAATTGTCCATTTGGAACAAATAAGTTAATGTTGTTTGACCCCACAAAATCTTGTGCCATATTCACAATAGCCCCATTCAGACTGGCTTCACCGTGATGGTATCCAGATTGTTCTGAAATATAACCACTAAATTGTGCAACTTTAATTTCAGAATAAAGCTTCTTTTTGAACGCACTAAACAAAATTTTTCGTTGTGAAATTTTAAGTCCATCCATCAAATTTGGAATAGATCTATCGCAATCATATTTTGAGAAATGAATTAACTCTTTGTCAATAAATTCTTGATAACTAATTTCTGTGCTTTTTAAACTTAAATGGCTATCACGATTATAACAACTCAACCAGTCTTTTCGCTCATCTGCCATAGTCTTATTGAATATTTTATTAATCAATTCTGTATCTTTTTCTTGTAACTTAAAGTGAACAAGCCTTTTTTCTTTGAAATATTCTTTGAATTCTTTTGATGTACTCGTACCCAAACCCTTGTAATATTTGATCTTGTACCCTTTACCATTTTCATTTTCTTCTTTCCATTTTTCATATTCTCCATTGTTATAAAAGTTGATAGATTTATGCATTTTAGTAGCTTTCAAAATAGGAGTATTCATGAAACCAATAAAGTTTGGAATTTCCAACAATGAAGGCCATAAATAAGACATTAAATTTACACAGAGTCCTTTAATATGGCTTCCATCCAAATCTTGATCTGTCATGAAAATCATCTTTGAATAACGAAGATTGTTTGTATTTGAATAACTTTTACCGGTCTCAAGACCTAGAATTTTTTTAATTTCATTAATTTCTTTACAATCATTGATTCTTTTTTGTGTTTCGCCACGAACATTGAATATCTTACCTTTCATTGGATAAACGCCGATGAAATTACGGTCATTACTACTAAGTCCTGAAATAATACCTGCCTTTGCCGAGTCCCCCTCACACAAAATCAACATAGTGTCTTTTGATTTTGTTGTTCCCGCATAATTGGCATCAACAAGTTTGGGTATTCCCCTGATATTTTTATTTTTTGAACCATCGCTTTTTTTAGCTTGTTGTTTGTCCTTGATATCAGACAATGCACAAGAAGCATTCATAACTCCCATTTTTGCCAATTTATCAATAATATTACTTCCAACTTCGCACGTAGAACCAAATTTAGAAACACTTGTATTCAAATAGTCTTTTGTTTGACTATCAAAACTTGGATTTTCAATACAACAATTTACAAATATAAACAATTGTTCTTTAATGATAGAAGGCTTTACTTCTACTTTCTTTTTTTGTTTAATATATTGAACCATTTTTTTAGTAATTTGGTTTAGAATAAATTCAACGTGTTTGCCACCTTTGCTTGTAAATATACCATTGACAAATGAAATATGCTTGTGTTCGTTATGGAGGCATACGCCATAACTCCATCGTTCATTACAATTTTCATATACAAATTTCTTCTTAGTATCTTCATTCAAATACATTTTGATATATGATTGAAAGTCGTTTACTTTCAATAGTTCATTATTGAATTTTACCTTGACATCTTTAGGCGTGATTCCAGCAATATCATAAACACGTCTCTGAAATAATTTTACCATTTCTTGAGATAGATTAGGTAGTTGCAACCGTTCATAATCCGGACGAAACGTTACTTTTGTGTATGGCTTTGATTTACATTTTGTAATTTTTGGTTTTTGAATAACATTTAGATTATCTTCAAATGATTGAAAATATTTCAATCCCCGATTATGGTCAACTGTTTCGACTGAACCATATTTTGACCAAATCAAAACAAGTTTAAACCCAAACCCATTCTTCCCGCCTGTGATCTTTTTCTGTTTTTTGTCATAATTAGTGGACGTTCGAAGATGTCCAAAAATCATTTCAGGAATCCATATTTTGTATTCAGGGTGAACCTCAATATCAATACCATTTCCATTATTGAACATTGTAATTTCACCATTTTCAATTGTAATATTAATTTGAGTTACTTTTTCATTTTCTGGAGTATTTTCCTTAGATTGCATTCGAATATAATGATCACGACAGTTCACAATTCCTTCGTCAAATAATTTGAATAATCCTGGATTATAATTCATGTCTATTTCAATAAATGAAGAATTGTTCTCAAAAACATACATATTTTGTGTTACATTTTCAATTGACCCAATATAAGTATCAGGATTATCCAAAATATGCTCTTTATCGGTTTTTTTTTGATATTGTTTGCTAATTTCTGTCATATCAGGTAATTTGTATTATTCAATTAACTTAGTTATATTATTCAATTTTTTTTAAGTATATATATTAATTTGACTATACAAATGACTCAAAATATGTCTTCTAAAATGTTACGTTCTTTGATGATACAAAATAGAAAACCTATTACTTATAAAACGTCTGGAACAGAATCAATCTTAAATGTCATCATACAAGGAGACTATGGAGAAAATAAAAAGCTACTATTCGCACTTGGATATGATATTTACAAGCGATATTATGATTCAGCATTAAAATCATTTAATGTATCAATGGACCAAAAATTAAACATACAAATAACATTTTATGATATAATAATTAACCTTACTGTCGGTGAAGAACAATTTCTTGGAATATATCAGGAAACTGCTGAAGACATTTCTAATGCATTACAAGCATATGAAGAATCTATTGTAGAAAATCCAGACTTTACATTTTATTGTAGTGTTGTTTCTCATAATCAAGGTGAGAAAACTCTTATTATAAAAAATATGAAAAAAAAATACAAACTTTCGCCAGGTAAAAAATATATTTTTAATCTCGAAGACGAAAGTAATCTTGGAACAACATTGTCTTTTTCTAGACAATCAGGAGTACATGAAGATGTTGGTGGATTATATAGAGTCGGAACTCCGGGAGAATCGGGAAGTTGTCTTGTATTTATTCCAGAAAACCTTTCTTATTATTATACTGTTTATATTTACAATAAAGCCGATCTTACATTCAAATCGTTTCAATACTTTGGATATATTTATAAACAAATATATTTAGAATATTCTTATAATCTTCCATATTCAAACAATGCAATATTTACCACAGAATCAGATAATGTATATGAAAATGCTTTGTACGACAGAAGCGTTTTACATACTGTAGAAAAAAATGGGCCAAAATACTTAATTAGTTATGAAGTAAGTTATAATGAAATTCTTGCAGATCCTTCTTATGTAAGTTTTGCTTGGTATAAAAGTATTCCTCTTGTAAAAAACGCATATGGAATGTATTATGGATATTATATATTAAATTATAAATTCCCGACAATTAACAAAGGAAACAGATTAACACTGATTAATAAAGGGGTTAATTCGCATGGCGTATCTATGGAAAACTTAATTCAGGTTTATAGTACCAGCGACGAAGAAGTTGAAACTCATTATTTGAAGGGTTTAGATGAAACTGGAGAACTGGACGGGTCATATAATTTTTATTATACCCCATTAATTGTTAAGGTCTTGGGAGATTTTGAGTCTTGTTCTATTTACGGAATAAATTATGGTTATAATGAAATGGAAGATGTATTATTTTTCGATGAAAAATATGCATATTATTCTCTGGTAAATCCGGAAGAATACGAAGACGTGTCATTTGGAAATATAGTAGGTCTTCACCCTGAGAGTGAAATATATTTTCATAATATTAGTACAGATATTTACGACTTAGATAGTAATAATGATATTTCTCTAAATGACCAACCTAGAATTTCATTAAATAACAATACAACCGTTTCTTCCAATACAGTACAATACAATACAAGCAGTGGTTACACCACAATAGCTGATAGTAGTTATAATTCTGATATTGTATATGGTTTATATAAGGGTCAGTATATCATTAGAAATATTCCAGAAGATCGTCCAATTGCTATTATAAATAAAGATCAAAATAACAACAAAGAAGATTGTATTAAATATTTTGGTTCAGAACATTATAAAAAGACAAGGCTTGGACCAGACGGAGTGACGATGTTTGATTATTATTTTCATACTCTAGTTATTCAAGTATTTGGAGATTTTGGAAAGGTATCAATATATGAATACAATAGCGGTTTTTGTGGTGGAGAAAATTTATTAATGTACAGTGAAAACTTTATAGACATTTCCAGTGAATTCCAAAGTTGGTATCAAACGTATGATGCCAGCGTCTTTCAGGTAGATTGTAGTTCAATATCATTTTCAGAAGATTTTATTGATAGTAGCTTTAGTCAAATATATCAGGTATCTTCGTATATTAATTGTGATGTAAGTAATGGTGTTGTTTTATTTGATAATATTAGCAACAATATTAGCAACGACCCAGTAAAGTATTGTTTTGATAAAGGAAATTTTGTTATTCTTAATGTTCCTTATGATAATCCAATCGCATTTTTAAATAAAGATCGCGAAGATCTATTCAATTATGACGGCTATTACTTATATTCCACAGAAGGCGTTGCATCAGATGGAAATACTTATACATACTATTATGGTAATATTAATATAACAGTTGCAGGAGATTTTGGTCATTTAACATTTGAAACATTAAATAATAGTTATAGCGGTGGGTTTCGTAAACTAATGTACTACAGCGATAATGAAAGTAACAAAGGCGAAGCCATCCATCACTGGGGTATAAACACTTATTATGATAGACTAACATCTGATGCGTCAGGCGAACCACAAACTTATTATCTTAATGTTCGTATTAATACACGAAGTGTGCATTACTCCGAAGACTATACTACATATCGTTTTGCTGGATATGATCGTAATGGTGTAATAGATAGTGAAGAAGACAATCCAGAGTTAACATTTGCAATTCAGGACGTTGTTTATTTTACATTTGAAGATAATTCTGAAGAACATTTTGGCATTTATACGTATCATAATCTCTTGGAGAATGAACAATTAATTACAAATAATTCTAACAATAGTAATTTACAAATATCGTGGCGACCCAATATTGTTATTAGTAATTACTACTATTATCGGTCAAATAATTATCTTACAAATTTTATGTCTAATACAATCACGATTATAGACAATGAAAATGCTGAGATTGTTTTAGATATTACATCTGTTACTGTGTCGCCCAATAATGAAGATGACACCAATAATGAAGATGACATAGATACAAACTATATTGTAACAGTAGATACAAAAACTAGCAATCATCCATATTACAATAGCGGAAGTTCTAATGCTTTTTATTTAGATAATGAAGAATCTCCTGTTTTAGAATTTATTGTTGGTAAAA